GCACATTGATGATGAAAAGATCCAAGCAAATGCACTCTGGAAGGATGAAGTAAATCATATGCTTTACCTCCAATCAAAACATCAACAACTAATTGAATTGATATGAAACCGAACTATTGCAGATCCAAGAGTTGTGGCTCTAACATAATCGACAAACCATCTACTAAAGCGGTAGCGTAATGGCACTAAACATCGAAGAAATTGATAAGATAGTCAACAAGTTTGTCTATCATCATAAGGGTTGGGAGATGGCGCAAGCACGATCTCCGATCAATCCAATAACGAAAGAGCGTGTAGGCGTTACGCAATATCCAGAGTATTGGGATGGCTACAACTATGCTGCGAAGATGTATGACAGCATCCTTCCACATACTCGCCCTGACATCTATCCAGCGCATCTGTTGAGCGTTCGTGCGCCAAACCAAACCGATGCACAGGCAGCATACATTAAGGCGAACTACAAGCCTACAACGCTGTCAGTGTTTGAAGATTTTAAGGCAACAATCAGCAGGGCTTTCGCAGATCAGAATTGGTCAATCCGTTATTCTGAGGAAGTGAACCCGATCTTTGGCAATGACACCTTTGAGAAGTATGTCAATGAGGAGATCGAGAAGTTTGGTTCTTTAGAGATGCTTATCAAGACATTGATTCCAACATTAAAGTTGATCGATCCAAATGGCATCATCGCCATCGAGCCGACTGATGTTGAAACCTTTGAAGATGAGAATGGTGATGAGGTGATCAGTAATGACCTTATCAAGCCGATGCCAGAGTATTACAACTGTAAGAAGATTGTAGGGCAGAGATTCGGAGAATACTATCTTGTGATCACTGATGACAAGAGCGATGTTAAGGTAGGCAGCAAGAACGAGCGAAGTGGATTGGTGCTTGAACTTTATGATACAATGGCGATCTACAAGATTTACCAAGTGGGTAAGAAGTCAGATCTGCAATTTAGCGAACCAGAACTTTACTACCAACATAATCTTGGTTATGTGCCTTGTCATAAGTTGGAGGGTATGCCACAGTTGATCGGTAATGAGATTGCATTTCAATCGCCATTTATTACGGCAGTGCCATTGCTTGATCAGGTAATTCTTGACGAATCATATCTGCAAATCAGCAAGGCAACATCAGCATTCCCGTTTATGGTTGCGCTCGGTGATATTTGCGAGTTCGTAGATCGGGAAGGTAACAAGTGCCAAGATGGGCAGATCTTCGATCCTATCAATGGTGGCTATCGCACTTGTGGTAGTTGCTCAGGATCGGGAGTGAAGTCAAGATTCTCACCAACTGGAATGCTATTGATCAAGCCTAAGACATCATTGAGCGATGGCGATAGTTCGTTAAGTGGCGAGTATTTGAAATTCGTTTCACCACCGATGGACACGCTTAACTTTTTAAGATTGGAGATCGAGCATCAGATGGCAAAGTCGAGAAGGATCTTGCACCTACCATCATCAGATGAATCAGGAACGATTGGCGAGGCTTCTACTGCGACAGGATCACTCAACAAGCTAAGATCACTGTATGCGTTCATTAAGCCTGTCTCAGATCAGCTATTCAATCTTTATGAGTTTATGCTTGTAACGATTGGTAAGATGAGATATGGTCAGGAGTTCGGAGGAGTTAATCTTGTCTATCCAACATCATTCGACATCAGCACGCCATCAGATTACTTGGCTGTCATCAGCGAAGGTGTTAAGGCAGGAGTGCCACCATCGATCACGTTCTCCAATGTTTACAATTACATCAGAGCCATCCATTACACTGACGAAGAAACCTCTGCCGTTTATGATTTAATCATCAATGCCGATGAGTTGCTATTGATGAGTAGCGCAGACATTGTGGCAAGGATCGCCAACGGAACTGTTGAGCGTTACCAAGATGTGATCCACCACTCAGCACCTCAACTTATAATGGAGTTGATCAGAAACTTCATCCCGACTGAAACGGCTCAGAGATTTATCGACTTGCCGATGAGCGAGCAAGTGGCAGCACTTAACAGGCTGGCATCTGAAAGAGTGGCGGTTAAGTTAGATCCAATTCAGCAAGCACAGCAAGACCTATTGAATGGCATCATTTGATGAACTTGTAAAGGCGAAGATTAAACTCTTTGAGCAAGTACCTGAGAGGCTTGCAACGGCAGCCATTAAGACTCAGGCAGAGGCGTGGCGAAAGCTAAAGCCTTTACTTGAAGATATGGATGTTGATGCCAATGGTAACATCGAGCAGACTGAAGATAACATCAGGCGCATTGGTTTGATCTCGGATGAACTCAAAAAAGTTCTGGCAGGAGGTGAGTATCGGCAAGCCGTTAAAGACTTCTTAGATTCTATCGACAAGGGTGTTGTTCTGACTGATGATATTGCTCGCACTTTTGAATCATCCTTTGAACCAACAGAGGCGCAGAAGCAACTACTCCAGATCTCAAAGCAGAACACCATCAACGCATTCTTTGGTAGTGGGTTGGATCAACGATTCACTCAGCCATTCCTTGAACAGCTAACCACCAACATTGCTGCTCGTGCGCCACTAAGAGAGGCTGTCAATGCTTTGGAGGGATTGGTGGTAGGTACTGAAGCAAACGATGGCAGGCTGCTGGCTAACATCAAAACAACAGCCACCACAGCGCAGGCGGTTGCTGATCGCAGCTACTCGGCAGCGGTTAATGCAGAACTTGGGCTTGAATGGTTTGAGTATCTTGGTGGAGAGATCGACACTACACGACCATTCTGCGAACATCGGGAAGGTGGCATCTATCACAGAGGCGAGATCGAGGCTTGGGGCGATGGCAAGAATAGCGCAGGCATTAACGATATAAGAGATGGAAGTTGGGCAGGCAGGATCGAAGGCACAGATAGCAAGTCGATCTTTACCTTTGTTGGTGGTTGGAATTGCAGGCACTACCTGATCCCTATTCCTGATCGTAAAGTACCCGAATCAGTAAAGGCAAGGGCAAGGGCTGAGGGCTTTATAGATTAATTGCAGAATCAAATATTTATTACCTTTGAGTGATGAAAATAATGATCACTGCCGAAGGTAAGATTATCAACGCATCTGATGTGTTGGCTGATCACCTGATTAAGAAAGGCGGCAGAGAATTAAAACTGCAAACAATTAAAACACCTAATTTATATGGCAATGAAACCAGAGGAGGCGATGGAATTAGTGAACTTCCTAAACCTAAGCGAAGCAGAAAGCCTCGAAGAAGCGAAGGATAAATTCCAAGACCAATGGGTAAACTCAAAGGAATTGAATGATAAGATCGGCAAGATCAACGGCACGATCCATCAAGTTGCTAAGAGAGCATTCGAGCCTTTCGGAGTTACACTAACCGAAGAAGATTTCAAGGATAAGAAAGCGCAGGATGTGATCCGCTTGGCAGCAGATCGGGCAAGAGAGAATTATGAGAAGCAACAAGAGGAGTGGCAGCAACGGGCTTCTAAGGAAGGATCTGATGAGTTGGTGAAGGAATGGGAGAAGAAGCACAAGCTACTTGAAAAGAAACTTACTGATGTTGATAATGCCAGACAAGAGGCAATGTCGCAGTTTGAGCAATTCAAATTAAAGACGGCAGAGGATAACAAGCAGAGCAAGATCAATATGACTTTTGAGCGTGAGTTATCTGCCATCAAACTCGATCCAACTGTTAATGAATTTACGATCAAAGGATTCAAGGCAAGCATCGGAGAGAAGTATGCAATCGACTTAGAGGATGATGGTAGCTTCATCGTTAAGGACAAGGCAAGCGGTGAGCGATTGAAAAGCAAGGACAAGGCAGGATCATTCCTTAACTTGTCTGATGTCTTAATTCAGGAGGCATCAGCAGCAGGGATCGTTATGAAGAATCCAACGGCAGGGCAGCGAATGGTTAAGCAAGGCGCATTCGTGCCAGCTACCGATGGCGGTCAAGATAAAAAGATGAGAGGCATCAATCCTCGCTTTTTTACTAAGTAGAATTAACCTACCATAAACTCAGAGCCTGCACTAATTGTGTGGGCTTTTTTGTTTTGTAAAAGATTCGCTATCTTTGCGGTACTATGATGATGTAGTGTAGCCACAACTTAACGGGGCAAAGTAGGCGCAGCCATCAGCCTGACAATCGGTGGTAATTCTACAAACTACATCACTATGTCAATTTCACGTATTCTTTCTGAATGCCCTAATGTTCAGATGTCCCTATCTGAACTATTCATCGAGGTAGGTCAGCGTGAGCAACTTCCTTTCTTGGAGTTCTTGCTTTCGCCTGAAAACTCAAAACTAATCCGCACAGAAGTATCTTCTGGAAACGGTAAATTAAAAACAGTTCAAGCACGTTGGATTCAGCGTTTGCCTGAAACAGAAGTAGAGGAGGGTGCTGACATCCTTACTTGTACCTCAACAAATGTGTATGGTGATTCAACAACTACTTACACAGTAGATGTTACTGATACCTACACTGCATCTCAACTTATCAATGCTGCTGACATCGCTCGCCATTGCCAAGAGAACAGCCGTTATGTTCTTGAGTCAATTATGCGTTTGATGGATGTAATTGATCGCAAGGTGGCTTCTGCTGCTGCTACGCAAGCGGTTGCTGAGATCGGTAACTGGGGAACTGAAGTAGAAGGTTTCTACACTGTAACTTCTGATTGCTTGGTGATTTCAACAATGGCTGGCACTAACGAGCCTAACGCTTTCGCTATCGCTGACATTCAGCAGGCAACAAGAATGGCAAACTATCCTGCTGCTCCGATTGCTTTCGGTGGTGCTGCAATGCAGCGTTATGCTAATGCAATGGCTGCTGGCTGCTGCACTCAGTATGGCATTGACTTGCTGGCTATCACACAGCAAAATGGTTTCGGATTCGCTTACGATTCTCGTTTAGCTGCTGCACAAGGAAGCCAAAGCAAAGCATTGGTAACAACTGCTGGAGCGATCCAATGGTTGTCATTCAATCTTGCTGAGTGGAATGCTGGAATCACTCCTGCTGCTGGTGCTAACTACACCAAGACTCAGGTATTCACTCCTGCTGGTGTGCCAGTTGACTTGACGATGAAGGATGACTGCGGTAACTTGTCTATTGTATTGACTACAACAGGCAAGATCGTAACTCTTCCAACTGACATCTACGAAGCATCTGATAAGTATGCTGGTGTGAACTACGTAAACTGTGTGTCGATTGTAAACCCGTAATCGGGTTAGCAGACTTGATCACTCAGAATGATCTTGAACTGTTAACCCAAGACGGAATTGATAATCTGATAACCGAATAAGAGGGGGGCTTAGTGCCTCCCTTTTTTTATCTTTGTAAAAAATAAACAAGCAGATGTGCATTGAATCGCTACTTGGGTTAAGAGATTGCAATCAGGTTGAACCATCAACAGGGCTTTACATCGATGATCTCGGAATCAACACCACATTCTTAGGGCAGTTAATCACTGACCAATATCTTCAAGGATCAGAACTGTTTGTAGATAAACGAGCATTCGCTTGGCGCAAACTTTCATCGGATGTATTGTCGAGGCTTTCGCCAATGATGAAGTCAGACACTGTCATTGAAGGCAAGCGAGTTGGTCAGTTGGTGAGTGATTATGCCAATGTGCAGGCAGCAGCAGGAGCAGGGCGATATACGGGCATCCGATTAAAGATCGATCCACAGTCATTGTCATTCCTAAATTTCTACTTGGCAGACATTAACTTGGCGATTGCTTCAAGCAATGTCAACGTGCCAATCCTGATCTTCGATATGTCAACGCTGAAGTTGATTGAAACCTTCACCTATGCAACGGGATCACTCGATCAATTTCTTGGTAAGACATTCAGCAGTGCGAGGCGTAAACTTGATATAGCCATTGTGTACGAATCGACAATGCAGTCAGCCAAGATGATCACCAAGAAAGGACATTGCTTCGATTGTGGTGGTGGTTTAAGAGAAGCGCACATTTGCCCTTTCGTAGATGCTATTGGAATCGATCTAACTACCGATGGCACGAATGTGCTATCAACAATCACAACCAAGTACACAGCAGGAATGAGTGTTAACTATTCTGTTAACTGTGATCGTCAAGGATGGCTCTGCTCAATCGGTGGGCTGATGGCTTTGCCTTTGGCTTATGCCACTGCCGTTGAGATCTACAACTATGCTCTCACTACATCACCTAATCAGCGAGTTAACACCACCGTATCGGTTAACAGAGGGCAAGGTGCTTCATCTACTGCTAATGCAGTTGAGGGCATTGTGGCTGCTCGTGATATTGCAGCGACCAGATACAACGATGAGTTAGGGGCGATGCTGCAAAATATGCGGATGCCTGATGATAGCCATTGCTGGGATTGTAAGAGGAATATGAAATACGTTACAGCACTACCGTAATGGCATCGACTCCAGAGCAAGTACAACAGAGCCTCAATGTTTTATTTGAGGGGTGGATCTCTAAGTTCACTCCTTTGTATTTGCCTGTGAGAGAAATGAAGCGGTTGATGTTTAAGAGGATCTTCGGCACAGGATCATCGGGTGGCACGAATAGCGAAGGGCAAAAACTTCCAACAGTGCCATACAGTACAACTCCGATATACGTAAGTCCAAGATCATTAAGAAACGCACCATCTAAATTTAAGAAAGGCAAGACGGGCAACCCGATTGAATCATTATATTTTCCTAATGGCTATGCTCAGATCAAATCTGAAACATCAGCCAAGTTACCGTTGGAGTTAACGGGCAGGCTTAAAGGTGGATTCTTGAATGAGGAAGTTATCACCGAAGGATTGGAGGCTGCCATTGCTTTGCCTGCATCAGAATCGGGAAAGGTGGATGGGCTTGAAGCGAAGTACGGAATTATATTCCAGCCTACTGCATTTGAGCAAGAGGCAATGCTTGAAGAACACGCTGTTTTAATAGCAGAACAAATTACTAATGCAATGAACAAACAATGAATCTACTCTCCACAATTATCGAACGGCTTAACCAACGAGTTGAGGCTGGCAATATCTTCGATCAGATCTACGGGCTTTGTGAATTGTCTGCTGACGGAAACGACAAAGCGTGGATTCACTACATCGGCAATGGGCAGGCTATTCCTGTTACAAACTTCGATGCAAAGCAAGGCACAATCTTCTGGGCGAAGCGTGGCAAGATAAGCGTTTCTAAGAATGAATCTCTAAAGTTGGCAGGGTGCAAGTGGCTTTATGAAACTAAGTTCACTCTGAGTGCTTATGCGGTGGTTAGAAAGGATCATCTGCCTTGTGATTCTGCCGATGCTCAGGATTGGATCGCATCGAGAGTTCTGCGATTGGTGTCAGGATCAGATCCGCAATTCAAGACAGCCATCGGAGTGGTGGCTTATGAGGTTGTACCTAATGGCTACGTTAACGAGATCAAGAGCCTAACTGCTAATTATGAGTGGGCTTGCGTGAGCATTGATATTGATGTTAACGTGCTGACTTCATCGGAGGATGGCTGCTACGATACTTGTGCAACGGGCGATATTCCACTCCCTGACTTCTTGCCTTGCAATCCTTGCTTGACTGAGGTTGCTGTGGATGGTATCACTATCATCGGAAACGGTACGGTAGGAGATCCGCTGATCGCCATCGGTGGTGGTGGAGGTGGTGGTGCTTTGATTGCCTTGCCATTTACCACAGATCACTTGGCTGCTACAAGCAACGCTTATGCAGTTGGCAATATCGTTTGGTATCTTGGCAATGTTTACCGCTGCATCGCTGCGAATGATTCGATCCTTCCAACAAATGCAACCTATTGGGTTAATCTTGGCGCAGGCTTTCCAACGGTTCAACAGCCATCAGATTGGAACTCATCAAGTGGCAACAATCAGATCCTAAACAAGCCAACCATTCCAGCAGCGCAAGTTAATTCTGATTGGAATGCTTCGAGTGGTGTTACTGAGATACTAAACAAGCCAACCATTCCTGCTGCCCAAGTTAATTCAGATTGGAACGCTGTATCTGGCGTGGCAGAGATCCTCAACAAGCCAACCATTCCAGTAGTTACGGGCTTCGTGCCTTATACGGGAGCGACTACTGACTTGGACATGGGAACGCACAATGTTACTGCCGATCATATTGCCCTTAACGTATCACCATCAGGTGCAGGCTTTGTTGTTGGTGCAACAGAATGGAATAACACAATCGGAAGTTCACAAACGCTGTTAAAGGGTGGCAATGTAATCTTAAAGAATGGCGTTGATTTAGTTGCTCGAATAGTTAACAAGGTAACGCCAAACACGACACTCACTAAAGCAGCATATCAGGCGGTAAGGGTAAGCGGTGCAACGGGTGGCAGGCTATCTATTAAACTTGCACAAGCCGACACTGATAATAACAGTGCCGACACTATCGGGCTTGTATGCGAAACCATTGCAACAAATCAAGAGGGCTTCATCATCACTGTTGGGCAGTTGTTGGATATCAATACCACTGGAAGCTTGCAGGGCGAAACGTGGGCGGACGGTGATGTGCTTTACCTATCACCAACAACGGCAGGAAGGCTGACTAATATCAAACCAACGGGAGCGACTGGGCATATTGTAGTGATGGGCTATGTTGAATATTCTCATCCAAACAACGGGGCGATATATGTCAAGGTGATGAACGGGTGGGAACTTGATGAACTGCACAATGTAAGCATCAGTTCTCCTGCTAATAATGAAGCACTGATCTATGAATCATCAACGCAGCTATGGAAGAATAAAACACTCGCCACTGCATTAGGTTATACTCCAGTACCAACAACAAGAAACATCAACACTACTGCACCATTAAGCGGAGGCGGTGATCTTAGTGCTGATCGAACATTATCAATTCCACAAGCTAACGGATCAACAGATGGCTTTTTGGATAGTGCTGATTGGACAACTTTTAACGGCAAATTTAACACGCCATCAGGAACGACTGCTCAGTATGTGCGAGGCGATGGATCGCTGGCAACCTTTCCAACTGTGCCATTGATCTACAAGGATGTAAACAATCAAACGGCAGTAACGGGCAACACAAATAACAACAAGGTGGTGAGTGTGTTGATCCCTGCCAATACGATAACAGTTGGTGCAATCGTAGAGATCAAGGCAAGGGTAGGCAAGACGGGCGGTGCAGGGATCACTACCTTGAGAGTGTATGCCAACACTGCCGATTCTATTGTAACTCCTGCACCTACTTTGATAATCACATCTGCTACTGCTTCAATCGGTCAAGTGTATAACGGGATGGATCGTTCTGCGATTGTCAAATCGGCAACGGTAACGCAAACTGCTCAGGCTAATGCTTCGATCCAAACGGATGCAAGTGTAGGTAATGCGACACTGACCAACTCCAATATCGATTGGACGGTTAATCAATATCTTATCTTCGCTATTCAGAACGGAGCGAATGGTGATTCAACTGTGCTATCTTACTATCAAATTGAAATCAAATGATCGACATAACTATTGATGCAAGTCAACTATCCTATACCTCATCAGTGATTGGTGAAGTAGCTACTAACTATGATCGCATTGAGATTGAATTTGTTGATGCTAAGTCGATGCACATACCAACGGATCAGGGAGTATGGCTGATTAACTTGGAACAGTATAGCTTCAACGGCAATCAATTTGATGATGCTATTGAGGCGATTACCTATCTTAATTCTTTGTAATTTTGTAAAAAACTAAAGCACTATGGCAGGCATTAAAGTTACCGATCTTCCCGTATTAGGCGCAGCAGCACCTGATGATGTGATGTATATTGTTGACACCTCAACTAACACCTCTAAGCAGATTGCTGTTGAGGATATGTTTGTTGGATTCCCTGATTTGGGCGGTGGGGATTTTACTTCATCAGTAGTAATTTCTAATGAAGCAGATTGCACAGCAAATTGTTTAAGGGCTTTATTTAGTCGTGTGAATAATATCGTTACTTGCACTTATTACTTAGACATTACATTAGATGCTACTTTTACAGTTGGAACATTTAATGTTAGTCTACCTGTGGCAACTAACTTTTCAAATGTTCGTGATGCCTTTGGTGTTATTACTCCTATTACAGATCCTTATTCTAAATTAGTTAGTGCTGTTACAAATGCTGATACTGTGAATAATGAGGTAGGTATTACAATCGAACTCTTAACTGCTGGTGACACTTTAACTTTTGTATCGAACATACAGTATATCATCCTTCCATAATGCGCTCAACATCCATCAACGGCTTGAAGATCATCAAGGCTTACGAGGGATTAAGGCTATCGAGTTACCTCTGCCCTGCAAAGGTGGCAACGATTGGCTATGGCTCAACTCGCTATCCTGATGGGCGCAAGGTGTTAATGGGTGAGAAGTTGGTCAATGAGGCAATGGCAACGCAACTGCTTCTTGCTACATTAGAGCCTTTTGAATCGGTTGTAAACAAGAGCCTGCCAAACCTTAACCAATATCAATTCGATGCGTTGGTGAGCCTGTGCTACAATATTGGAGGCTCTGCATTTGGGCGATCAACATTGGTACGCAAGGCAAAGGTCAACGCAAACGATCCAAGTATTGCCGATGAGTTTATGCGCTGGAATAAGGCAGGGGGCAAAGTTCTGCAAGGGCTGACCACAAGAAGGGCAGCAGAGGCGAAGTTATACTTCACACCTTGTAAAGTTTAGTGGCTTATTAGCGGAACTTCATCTGCTGCATTTCGTTAATTGAACTATGGCAGCAAGGATTACTAAGTCAAAAAAGATATTTAACATCATCATCAAGCACTGGCGTTCAACCATCGGCTCGCTGATGATCTTAGTATCAATTTACTTACTGATCTTTAAGGTCATCACAACGGAAACGATGGCAGCGATAGTGGCTGCCTTGATTGCAGCAGGTTACATTCCAAAAGCTAAGAGCGATGAATCAGCAGACAGTTAGAGATACAGTGTATAAGGTAACACACAGATCAATTAGCTTTGATACTTCGGTAACTACTGGATCAGTTGTTGATTCGGCTGTTGAGGTTGTTGCTGTTGTTGAAGTGCCAAAGATTGACTTGCCAAAAATTGACAAGCCACAGCTAACGGCATTTGATACTATCCAACCTTGTGATGTATCTTTGATCAGCACAGTTAAAGCAGAGCCGTTGACCTTTGTCGATGTAAGAAACAATCAAAAGAATGAGCCAATGCCTATGAATTTAGATATACCAATCAACGGGATCGTCCTTGCGTTTACGATGTTCATCACCGTTCAATATCTTATTTCAAGTCAGGGGGCTTGGAAGTCTTTGGTGGATAATATCCGCAAGGAGATGGCTTAATTATTCCTTATGCCTATCTTTGTGGTATGGCATCACTGCACATTCTTGAATCTTCAATAGATTTATTCTACGTAATAGCTGATGAGCAGGGAGCAATACTCACATCCAATGATTTATTCAGGGAATATTGCAGCCATTTGAAGCCAAGAAACATTCTCGACATTGCCTCCAATGATAGTGATCGGGATGAGTTCTTGACAATCATCGAAAAGGCTAAGACTAAATCACCTGATGCTTTACGGGTGTATGTTCGATCCAAGCAGAAGATCGGATCTGAGAGGTACTCAATGTGGAATGTATATTCTATATTGGGTTCTTTGCATTTTATAGGCATCCCATTAGTTGATGTTACGAGCATAACTGCTCACGACTACGAACGCCAGAAGATGCTCCTCGAAGAGTTCCGCTTTATTCTATCTCACGAACTTAGACAGCCATTGACTTCCATTGGTGGCTTGGTGAGCATGATGATGGAGCATAAGGAGGCAACAGAAAGAGAGAAGCAGGAGATTATGAATATGATTGCTGACAGTGTGCAGCGATTGGATGAATCAATTAAATTGCTTGTCAAGAAAGCAACTCGACAGCTATAACATTTGATTATGATTGAAGCATTGATTGACTTGCCTAAGACTGACCGAGAATGCGATGAGAGGTTAATTGCTGTTGTTGCTTCTTATGTGATCGAGAAAGGTATGCCGTTCAATGTGGCGATCAATATCTTAAATGATAACATCAGGGATCAGGGCTGTATGCTCATTCACCTCAACAAACTCATTCAACTTGTCAGCTATGGATAATATCAAGACATCAACAGCAGTGATGCTAACTATCATCGGGCTGTTGCTTTTTTTGTTGCTTCGCTCTTGCAGTTACAATCGGGAGTTGAAGAGGCTCAATGCTGATGCCTTTGAAACGAATCAGATCTTCACCAAGCGCAAGACTGATGATTCGCTTATCATCTACACCCAAGCCTTGCAGATCAACGCATCAGAGCGTGAACTGGATCAGGTCAAGGAGCAGTTAGAGATGGCTAAGGTGGATCAGGCAGTGAAGATTGAAACGAGAACCATCTACAAAACCGAGTTCAAGGTTGGCGATGTGGTCTATGTTGATAGCTTTCCGCATCTTAAACTTCCAAGAACCTTCCACAAGATAGAAAGATGGTTGGAGATAGGAGGGCGAATTAACCGCTTAGGCTTCATTCAGATCGATTCTTTAATCATTCCTGCATCTTATACTGTCGCTATCGGAGATACGCTGCGAGAGGGCTTTATTTCAAAGATTCTAAAAAGAACAGATCCCGTAGTGCGGATCGGGGTGGATAATCCAAACATCAACTTGACGGGGATGCGTAACGTAGTTATTCGGCAAGATAAAAAGTGGTATCAGACCACAGCGGCCAAGATCGGATTCGGGGCATTGCTCGGAATTACGGCAGTAAAATTGGCAACTCCATAAAAATAGATTGAAATTAGGCGAACTGATAATCAATCAGTTATGTCAATTTGTGAAAAATAACGCTGGTAGTTTGTTATTTTCTTTGTTTGTGTATTGCAGAATCAAAAAAGGTTTGTAGATTTGTCAAACCAAAACGAACAATTCAAACCAATTCAAGCCATGATTACAATCGCAATCACTCCAGAAATTAAGTCAGAAATCATCCAAGGAATTACCTACTATCAAAATCTGATTGAAAAGGAAATGCAGTTTCCTGAAGATCTTAGGCACAATCATAAGATTGAACGCTGGAATAACGCGATCAACAAATACCTTAATTCTTTAGAAGCAGGATTCATCTAACAACTAATCGGGCGGCTAACTACCGCCCATATTTTCCCACCCTTTTACAACTTAAAAACAATGACAGCAAAAACACTATTTCGC